GTCCAATTAGGGTGCACATCTTTATCCCATGAGATAATATTGTCATCCCCATAACAAGATAAGGTACAAAAATGTCTAAATTCATGTGCAGTATGCCCAGTCAACTCCTTCCAAGCTCTAAGATACAATGACACTAGGCCCAAAGAGTTGTCCATAGAAGTTGAACTATGGCCAGTACTCAAACCAGTACCTTTCTTGTAAGCAGCACCCCTGCTAGTAAGAACAAGAACACCATTTTCAACTTCCCAATAAGCATTATCAATAAGTTCACAAATATTTTTATAATCTCTATGAAATTCAAAACCCTTTTTACGAACCTTTTTGATAATATCAAGTGTTTTACCACTCAACGTTGAATCAAAAGCTGAACAATCCCCAGCAAAATGCAAATCCCTACGGGCATGCTCCTGGTAAATTTTAGACATTGACCCACCATTAAGAGGCATTCCTACTTTAATGGGAGTTGTCTCCCACTTAAAGTTATGATTGGGTGCATAATTCCAAATGGTTGATGAAATATAACTAGTTAAAGGAGCTCCAATGACAGTCCGAACTTTGTCATTGGCCCATTTCTTAAATGGTAAAGCTTCCCCTTTAATAGAGACAGGATTTAAGGGATCCAAAGTAGGAGCCCATTTGAAAGTCTCTGCCCAAAGCTCCTGAAATTTGACCAAGCCAATTTTGTTGATAAACTTGCGTCTACTCAACTTGCGTTCAGTATGTTTCCCAGGAACTTTTGCAAAAGCACCAAGGCCATATTTCTTTTCCCATTTCCTAATAATATAATTAAAAGGAGTGAGCCTAGAATTCTTAATAATTTCACCAACTAAGACCCACAAATCATCAACAGCCAAATCTGTGAAACTGTAATCACGGAAAAGGAAATAACGAGAAGTTGCAGACAACTCATTAGCATAAGAAGCATATGTTTCAGTTCTCTTATATTGATATTGAGAATCATTTTCAAACATTTGCAAATCTTGATCAATCATTGTCTGAACATTATGAATACCTTGATGTAAATCTAATTGAGTCAAAAACCATTCAGGATACTCATAAAACTGAAGATCTTCAGGTTCAGATAAAGTTGAGACATTAACTGGCCAACCTAACTCAGACAACTTATTCAAAGTATCTTGAATAGAATCTGGAGTAATTTCCCAATTAGTTCTCCGAATAAATGTGGGCAAAGCCAAATCATCAACTACTCTTTGGGCAGCAACCCAAGACTGATTGAACCTAGCTTGCAATTTTATCTTTGTTTTAAAGGTATCACCTTTGTCATAATACCTATCAATCAAATTTGAAATCCGATAAGGCATTGACAAAGTTCTTAATACAAGAAAAAC